TATGGCAGTCTGCGTAAGGGTATGGGTAATCACCGTGTCCTTGATGGTGCTGAGTTTATCAGTCAACGAACCATACCTTATATGGGTATGGTATCTCTTGGTGGTTTCCCTGCCTGTGACTTCGATGAACTATCCAATGACATCGTAGTAGAGGTGTATGAGGTGGATGATCATGGTCTTGTCCGGCTAGATATGTTGGAAGGATGTGATGGTTTTAACCCTGAACATAGTAGTAACTTCTATTCTCGCCGACAAGTAACTGACAGTGAAGGGGAAGAGGTGTGGGTATACTTCATACCCAATATACTAAACAGCAGTCACCCTTCAGTGATACATGGTGACTGGGTTGAATACAAACAGGAGCAAGTAGCATGAAGTATACAGAAGCACGACCACTAATCCAGACAGGTGACGTGGTATTCTTCAGACGTAAGACCCTAAAGGATTGGGTGATACGATTCGTAACCCGTGGACGATGGGGTCACGTTGGTATTGCATCACGAATGCTGGCCTTCAATGAGGACCGAGTGTTTATCTTAGAGGATACCTTAGCAGGTAGACAGCTAAGCAACATGAGTATCCGAGCTGATATAGTGGCAGTGTTCCGACCTCGGAATGATAATGATGAAAGCCTTGAGATATTGCAGGACTACGCTGACAATACAGGGCGTGACTATTCCATACGGAATGCTATCATCGCTGGCTTCAACCTGCCTCGCTTCTTCAAGGAGACAGAGGCAAGCATCTGCTCTGAGATGGTGGCAGATTACCTGCATGACATTGGTGAGATGACTATCACCAAGACGTTGCTGCATCCACAGAGTTTGTACAATCTGTGTGATAAACACATGGAGAGGATTGCATGAGTAACATCATAGGTGACAGTGCTTGCCCTCAGTGCAAGAAGATGGGACGTGACTCGCATAGCAATCACCTTATTCATTTCGCAGACGGTGGGAAACACTGCCCTAAATGCCACTACAATGAGCGACCTAATGGTAGTCAACCTGCTCAACAGACAGCAGGGGGTCGCCTTACTCTCGCAGATATAGATGAGCTTGAGTCAGGGCCGGTACCTAGTCGTGGATTGGGTACTGGTACGATGGAGTTCTATGGTCACAAGGTAGCGTATGATACTACCACTCGTGAACCAAGTCACATAGTGTACCCTCGATACAGTGAGGGTAAGCTAACAGGATACAAGGTACGTGATCTAAAAGATAAGCGCTTCTTCTCTCTCGGAGATGGTAAGTCAGCTGACCTAGCAGGTATGACTGTTGCTACAGGTCGTAAGCTGTGCATCGTAACCGAAGGCGAGGATGATATGGTGGCAGCTAAGCAAATGCTGCGGTCACAAGGTAAGGACTATACCGTAGTTTCACTGCCTAATGGTGCTACGTCTAAGATCAATGAGTACAGCATGGCATGGCTATCTGACTTTGAATCTGTGATCATTGCCACAGATATGGATGAGGCAGGTGATGCAGCGGCAAGTATGTTAGTGGATCTATTAGCAGGAGGCAAGTGCAAGAGAGCACAGCTACCCGCTAAGGATGCTAACGAATGTCTGATCAAGGATCTAACCAATGACTTCTTCTCATCCCTCATGGATGCTAAGACTATCACACCTGATGGTGTAGTGTTAGGTACTGAAACGTGGGACAGTTTCATTGAGGACTACCGCAACGAACAAGGCGGTGGCATTGCATACCCTGAAGGATGGGAAGAACTCAATGATATGATCTACGGTGTACGGTTAAGCGAGCTGGATACATTCACATCAGGCAGTGGTATGGGTAAGTCCCAGCTACTACGTGAACTGATGTACCATCTGGCTCACAATCATCAACAGAAGGTAGGTGTCCTCTCCCTTGAGGAACCCCTGAGTGATACGGTGCTTGGACAGATGAGTGTCCATGCTAACCTGCCATTACACCTGCCAGAAACTAGGGAGATAGTAACAGATGCAGAGCTAAGACAACACTGGGAAGCAACGTATGGTACAGGTAACTATGTAGCATACGATCACTTCGGTTCTCTCGGTCAGGATACATTGATCAATAAGATCAGGTACATGGCAGCGGGGATGGGATGTAAGTACATCGTACTGGATCACCTTAGTATTGTGATCAGTGAGTACGCTAACGATGGTGACGAACGTAAAGTGATTGATGAGATCATGACTAAGCTCAAGCGGTTGACGCAAGAGCTGAATATCTGGATCGGATTAGTTGTACACTTACGTAAGTCAGGAGGTACACCCTTTGAACTGGGTGCTGTACCTAGTGTCGATGATCTACGAGGCAGCGGTAGTATCAAGCAGCTGAGTAATCAGGTCATTGCTATCTCTCGTAACCAACAGGACGGGGACTTAGCTAAGCGGAACACCAGCTTACTGACAGTTCTTAAGTCTAGGTTCACAGGCCGGACAGGACCGGCAACCTTACTAAACTACAACCACAACACAGGGCGTATGCTACGTAGTTCAATGTCTTACGATGAATATAAGACTGATACCCCTGCTCAACCTAAATTTTCGGAGTAATAAGTATGAAACATATCACCCCAGCTGTGATCCTTGAGGACTTTCAAGATAAGTATGAATGGGATCGCAAGACTATCATCAACGAGGAGTTACAGTTCTACGTTGAGAAGAACCCTGACACTTTCTCTTTACAATCGGACCCCGCAGAAGGAACTGTATTGGGTATCAAAGCTCGGAAAGAGAATGTCATCGTAGATGGTGTAGCTCAACCCTACAGCAGCGGCGTACTGATTTCACACGGTACCAAGCATCAGGTTAAGGTAGGTGACTACGTTGAAGCACGTCTTAAACTACCAGCAGGTGAAGGATTATGGCCTGCCTTCTGGCTACTGCGTGAAGATGCAGTGTGGGCCAAGGATGAGATTGATATCCTTGAAGGTATTGGTGAATTGGAAGAAGGTCACTACCATACTGCCATGCACAGTATCAAAGCTGAAGGCGGTACGTGGCAGGTACATGGTGATGGTGTAAAAACTGGCATCGATCTGACCACAAGCTATAACAACTACGGTGCCTTCATCGGTGACGGGTTCGTTGAGTTCTATTTCAACGAAGTCTTTCAGAAAAGAGTGGACATGCCTGCCGAGATGCGTAAGGTCAAGAGCTGGTACATGCTGCTGAACTTAGCCGTAGCTGGCGAAGGTACATGGGCAGCTAACGGTGCCAAGCCTCCATATAATTGGGAGACACAGACTATGTACTGTGCTGGTATTACGATCACACAGCGAAACGACAGTGCTGATGGGGTTGTTGATACTAAGCCGGACTCAACGCAAGATGAGGAACAGTACCCCGATAAGCCGGAAGGAGTTACAGATGAAATGCTGGATGCCTTGGTAGACATGCGTAACCGGTACGTTGTTAACAGTTACAACTCCTCTACCACACTGGCTAAGGTATTATATGACCTGGCTCGCAGATTGGGAGGCAGATTGTGAAGAAATTTCTTGAAGAACTATCCGAGTTGCTAGAAAAGCATGGGGCAACTGTTGATGTAGATGCCGGAGCTTCTGATGATACCGATTTATTTTGCGGGATTGTCATTAGAACAGGTGGTGATGTTTTGGAAATGGATCATTGGAGTGGGTTATCTCCGACGGAAATTTCTAGCCACATCAGGAGGCGGCTACCATGAGCCTCTTCAGACGGCGTGTAAGGCGTTCAATAAGTGCCCTAGGTAGCCCTACCAGTCTAACTGAGAACGTGGCGTCAGGGCTTTCTCGGGGACCTCAGACATGGGACCCTAGCGGTATCGAAGCAGTGGAGCCAAGTATTTCTTCTCCTAGCCCCTTAGACAGGGGATATCGGATTCAATATAAGCCTAGTCTTCACGGCTTGAACACAGTGCCTAGCTCTGAACTGTTAACCTATAACCCTAAGTATCCCTTCGGTGAACGAAGCCGCAAGGTACGTGCTGAGTTAGATCCTAAGCTGCAACGATTCGTCAATGCAGTAGCAGATCATTGGGATGTCAGCTTGATCGAAGGGTACCGCTCACCTGAACGACAGCTTGAGCTGTACAACAGTGGCGCATCTAAGGTCAAGGTCGGTAAGCATAACAGCAACCCGTCCAAAGCTGTGGACATGGCACCCTATCCTATCGATTGGAATGACATTGATCAGTTCATTCGATTCACTTACTTCTGTAAGGGACTAGCCGAAGGGTTAGGGATCAAGGTGCGTAACGGTGCAGATTGGGACGGTGATAATGACTACTCAGATCACAGTTTCTTAGATTGGGTACACTGGGAGGTATAACCCTGTCACAAATCTGACATAAACTTTTCGATAACAACCATCCGACCCTAATGCCCCATTAGTAGGGGCAGAGGGGTTGGTTAAGGTAATACAATGAACCATGAACAACACTTACATAACATACATAGTCTTGGCACTAATCGTGCTAAGCTAGAATACTGTTTAGATAATGGTATCTACGCAGCTACTTGTCACCCTGATATTCTTGAGGTACTAGAGGATATACGGGATGAGGTAAGAGGTAGAGATAGCAACACTGAAGAATCAGTAGAAGCTATCCATGAGTATTCAGATGCAGTGGTGGCCACGGAACGTGTTCGACCTAATCGTGTACTGGGTATGGATAGACGTCCTCTCAAGGAGATACCGGGATATGAAATAGATAATTTAGGTAATGTATTCAACAGGTGGGGGCAGATAGCTTATACTAAGTTCATCATCAAAGCAGGAGGATTATTGATCAGAAATGGATCAGCAGATGCACAAGGACATCGACCCTATTACTTGGTGGCTCGACTGATGCTCAGTACATTCTCTGATGAGGAACTTCCTGAGATATACCATGTCAAATACAGAGACAGAGACATGAGTAACTGCAACATCAACAATCTCTACTGGGTATCAGCATGATATTCTACACCGTCCAAGCTAGGCCTGTTGTGTCTCAGCTTGATGACTTCGACTTCATCACAGGATTCTGGTCACGTGAGGAGGCCTTGAAGTTTCTCGCAGCTAATCGTAAGACAGGAGAGAGTATGCTTCTGATAGAGGAGAACCTTGATGACTACTACGATCAGAGTATTTGACAGTGAATCAGATGGCTTTGTGTATGAGGCTACCAAGTTCTGGTGCTTTGCTTGCCGTGATGTGGGGGGTAGTAAGAGATTCTTTGGACCTGATGAGATAGAGGATGCCCTTCATTACCTGATGGAAGCTGACATAGTGATAGCCCACAACTATCTGGGCCATGATCTGCCGCTCATCATGAAGCTGTACCCTTGGTTCAAGTCCCCCAAGTTTGAGGACACCTTGATCCTGTCTCGAATGCTCAGCCCTGATAGAGAGGGAGGACACAGCATCGAGGCATGGGGCAGCAAGGTAGGTATGGTTAAGCCTGAGCACAATGACTGGTCACAGTTCAGTGATGCCATGAGGGTCAGGTGTGAGGAAGATGCCGAGATCAATGCCCGTATGCTGAGGATGCTACAGTTTGAGATGGGTAAGGAAGATTGGAGTGAGGCCATACGCCGTGAGTATGATACTCAGATTCTTCAGTCAGATCAGGAACGTGTCGGGTTTAACTTCGACACACCCAAGGCCGAGGAGAATCTGAACACCATGAAGACAGCGTGGTCAGCGGCTATGGATAAGCTGATACCGTCCCTGCCTAAGAAACTTAAGATGGGTACTCATTACAAGGCACCCTTCACTAAGTCAGGTAAGCTGAACCACCATGTGGCTAAGTGGATTCCTGAGGACCAGCACCACACGATCATGGGACCCTTCACCGGCGTATCCTTTGAAGACTTTAACCTCAACAGCCCCCTTCAGGTTAGCGCTCTGCTGCTAGAGAATGGGTGGGAACCTAAGGAGTTCAACTATGTAAAGAAGAAAGGGGGCGGCTTCGAGCTGAACAAGGATGGCAGCTACAAGATCAGCACCCCCAAGGTTAGTGAAGACCTATCCTGTTTGGATAGTGTGACTGGGGATCTGGGCCAGCTCATCGTAGAAGAGAGAGTGGTAAGATCCAAGATGTCATACATCCATCGAGTCCGTAAGAAGGATGGGGCTAAGAAGGGCTGGCTCAACGAAGTCAGAGATGATGGCAGGATGGTAGGGCGAGGGATACCTATGGGTACACCCACTGCTCGGTACACCCATGCTGGCGTTGTCAATGTACCCCGACCTACCACCCGCTACGGTGATCTACTTCGGGAGCTATTCATAGCCGATGAGGGACACGTACTAGTGGGGACGGATGGGATGGGGTTAGAGGCCAGAGTGGCTGGCCACTACACAGCTGAGTATGATGGTGGTGAGTTCGCAAGAGAGCTGATGGATGGAGACATTCACAGTAAGAATGCAGCTGCCTTCACCAACGCTGTGAACCGTGAGGTGTCTCGGTCTGATAGTAAGAACATATACTATGGCATCATCTACGGAGCCACTGCTAGGAAGATTGCATCTATGTTAAGCATCTCATTCGCAGAAGCTGAGACATTACTGCAAGCATTTTGGAAAGCGAACCCTGCACTTGAGGCAGCTACTAAGGCAGCTCAATCAGAGAGTTCACGTAAGGGATATCTGATAGGTTTGGATGGACGACGGATACCGTGTCGATCAAAGCATTCAGCATTGAACTTCCGATTCCAGTCAACCGGCGCTATCATCATGAAGTACGCGTTCGTTGATGTCTTCCTCGGCCAAGTAAAAGACCCGCTTGACTACTGGATACCTGACCACCCTGACGTACGGTGGCGGTGTATGCTGACTCAGCATGATGAAGCTCAGTCTAGCATGAAAGAAGAGTACGTTGACGACCATGTAGCCGCTTGGGTACAGTCCGGCAAGGATCTGACTGAGCATTTTAAATTCAATATACCAATAGAGTTCGAGTCGAAGGTCGGCCTGAACTGGTGTCAAACTCATTAGGATATATATGAAAAACTTTACCACGGACGATGGGCAGGGATTAGGCTTAGCCTTAGCTGCCCTCGTATTTCTAACAGGTTGCTTTGATAGAGGGGTAGCCACCATACCGGAGGCAGATGATGTCCAGACTACAGAAGTTCCAAGCAATAGTCTTCAGAACAATGTCCCTAACATTGACATTAGGAATAGTAATGATGTGGGCAACAGCAGTGATGGGGTCGATGCTGTTCGCCCCGATCATTGCGCCATTGCCACCACCACTACCGGTAACCTGAACGATGCCCGCACAATTTATGCTGATGTGTGCGCTGGATACCCACGGCCTGACTGTGACCCGCTGACTGATGGTGGGTGGCAGTGTTCGTCAGCTCAGATCGGGAACTTCGCACCGCCTTGGGTGACCAGTAACCCTCCGCTACCAGAGGTAGTGATCAATGAGCCTGCTCCTGTGGTCGACACCCCTGTGGTTGAGACTCCTGTGACTCCTCCGCCTCCTGCACCTGAGGTTCCTACTCCATCCCCTCTGCCTTCAGGTCCGTCAGTTCTCACTGCCCAAACTGAAACGCAGAGGAATGACGGCTGGTCCTTCGTACAAAACCCGCAAGGGTTCGAGGGGGAAGGTGCGTTGGTATGGTTAGGTCGTAACAACTTCCTGTTGAATGAGGCAGGTGAGGGTGTCTTATCCTACCAGTTCGATGTGGAGTATGCAGGTGACTACGAAGTCACGGTTCGATCTCATATCACCGATGGTCCTAACCAAGCACCACAAGCACCGGACAAGAACAATGATGTCTGGTTGCGAGTGAATGGTGGCTCATGGATCAAGGTGTTCCAACAGAACCGTGGAAGCTGGACAAATACCCGCCCTTTAGATGTGACCCTAGCACAGGGGGTGACTACTGTGCAGCTATCGGGTCGCAGTCAATTCTTCGTTGTCGATTCAATCTCACTCCGGCCGGAGAACGTATCCGCGCCAGTGGTGAATCAGCCTCAACCTCAGTCCCCCACTTCCGTAGATGGAAATTTGTTTGCGCTGCACTATGATGTGTGTCCAGATCTGGATGATGTGCAGGCTATGGTGGCTAACTATGCTATCCTTGATGTACAGAATGTGCGGGTCTTACCTGTCATTGGTACGTGTGGTTTAGAGATAGCTGATCGGTACAATAACGGGGGTGAAACCCTGTTCAACAAGCTCTACCCTGATGGTCTTAACGTTGACCGAGACTACACTGGCTCAGTACGAGCTGCTGCGGCTGCTTGGGAAGAGACGTTGGATGCAGGTTATGAGGTACTCGTAGCTGAAGGTGGTCAGTCTGACTTCACTGCCCATGTGGTACGTGAGCTAGGTAATCGACCGGATCTGCGTAACATCACAGTAGTACAACATGCAGTAGGGTATAACGAAGGGAACACGATGGCTAGCAACCTGACGTTCTTGCGTAATACGGTTAACTATGTTAACATCCCCAATGGTAACTCGGAAGGTAATGGCTCTGCGAATCTGGCCTCATGGCAGGCAGGTATCCAAGACCCTGAACCTTTTGTTGATGCCGCTCTTGATTCGAGGTATGCTGAGCTATGGTTAGAGGCATTCAATGTCTTGTCCCCGTACTGCCGACCTCAATCCTTTCAGTGTAGGGTAGACTTCAGTGACTCTGTTGAGCTGCTGTACCTGACCACTGATACAACCACGACCGACCTAGCATCTTTCGCTAGAACTTACTTTCAATAAGGAATAATATTATGCTTAACATGACAATCGACTCCCTTCCTACATCATCTGGTGGTGAGGCTCTTGAAGCTGCTGCCTATCCTGCCCGAGCTGTGTCTATCATTGACATCGGCAACCAAGACGGCCCCTATGGTGTCAAGCGACAGCTGATCGTACAGTTCGAGCTGCCTACTGAGCAGAGTGAAGATGATGAAGGCAAGCCACGTGCTCGCTTCCTATCGTACTTCGTTAACGTACCTGAGTCTTATGGTCCTAAGTCCAAGCTGTTCCAGTTGGTTGAGGTTATGGGTCTGAAGAAGGGTGAGACTCTAGCTGACATGCTGGGTAAGGCTTGTTCAGTTGATGTTGGTGTGTACACCAAGGATGGCAATGACAAGAACCGTATCAACAGTGTTAACAAACTGTCGAAAGGTATGGATGTTGCCAAGCCTATCACTACTCCACTCATGGTGAGCGAAGATGATTGGGACAACGTTGATGATCTAGGCCTACAGGATTGGATCGTCACTCTTATTAAAGAACGCGTTGCATGATCTTTATCATGACTATGGTGGGGGCAGTGTATGCAGCTGCCTTCATCATACTATTCTTGGGAGGTCCGAGATTGATCGGACCCCTCCTTCCCTGCATAGGATTCCTCAGATTCGGAGGGAAGACAGACGTAGTTCACATAAAAGGCACCGGCATATGGTGGCACAAGTGGATCGTCTTCTTCACCCTACGTCTCGTACCTAACAAGGAGTACAAACCCGATGGATTTCAGCCTAACTGCCCCTGTCCCAGATGCACCGCAGCTCGATCAGCCGACAGTTCTTCTGATTGATGCAGATTTCTGGACGTATCAATTAGCTGCCGTGTTGCAGAGTAGAGACCCTAAGCCTCAAGCTAACACAACACCTGTTGAGTTATCAGATGGGACTATGGTTCATGTTGAACCTTTGCAAGCACTGTACACATTGATCGACGCTACTCTCCGCGACCTGAAGTACACGTTCAACACCTCTAATGTGGAGATTTACTTACAAGGTAAGAGAAACTTCCGTGAAGATCTGGCTGTGACCAAGCCTTATAAGGGTAATCGCAGTAATGTCAAGCCTTACTACTACGAAGAGTGTCGAGAGTATCTGAAGAGACACCACGGGGCCATTGTTATTGATGGTCATGAGACAGATGATCAAGTCTCTATCCGTCAGTGTCATCTTATGTCAGTTGATATGCCTTCTGTAATCGTTAGTCCTGACAAAGACCTGAAGAATACACATGGGTTAAATTACAACCCTCGCACCCACGTACTGACGAACATCAGTGATAAGCAAGCTGAGCGTCACTTCTGGGAACAGATGGTGATTGGTGATAACAGTGTGGATAACATCCCCGGAGTTCACCGTGTTGGTGCAGCTTGGGTTAATAAGCTGTCTGGTCTGTCCAACCGTGTCTTCAAGCAACGGGTAATGAATCTGTATATGGAGAAGCATGATCGTAAGTATATGATCGAGCAGGGTAATCTCCTACATATGTGCAGATCCTATGATGAGATTGGTAAGTGGACACCGGAGTATGATTATCTCAAGGGATATGTACCCCCTGCCCACATTGAGTACCACCCTATCGAGAGAGACGAATGAACTTCATCTCAATAGATCCGGGAAAGACAGGTGCTATTGTAGTATGGATTGATGGTGTGCCAGATGCGTGGTGGCAACTGGATGTCAAGGAAAGATTCTTTGATGAGAAGACTATCCGCACCATCGAAGGCTTCTATGAACACAGCGATCTAACTGATCAAGTGGTTATCGAAGCTCTCATGGATCGTAAGATTCATAGGCAAAGTAGTATCGCAAACAATACTACAGCAGCTAACTGGGGTATCCATTATGGAATGGCTCAGTGGTATGGCTGTGATATTGATATTGTCCATGCCCACGCATGGAAGACTCGCTTGAAGCTGACCAAGGACAAGGAGTTATCCATGGACATGGCCCGAGACCTGTACCCTATGTGTGCAGATTCCCTTAAACTAAAGAAGAACCACGACCTAGCCGAAGCACTACTGATCGGCCACGACTACCTACAACAAAGGAACAAGACATGAGTAAAGAAGAAATGAATAACAATGTAGTGGATATCAGATCCGCATCACAAGAGGTAACTGCCCGAGACTTAGAGAATGTAGATCCTCCGGTAATGGTAGAGATTGCACGTCCTCGTTTGTACCGTATGTACAGTGAGTCTCGTTTATTATCTGCCTTACTTGAAGCTGGTGTGGATAAGTGGGAAGGTTATGATAAGGCTCTCGAAATCTACCGAGGTGAAGAGATCACTGAAGGTAACGTGCAATGAGTATGCACAAAGCAATTGAGCCAGAGAGCTACGACTACGGTGGACCTATCCGTGTCGGTCTAATCCCAGATACACACTGGTGTCCAACTGATAAGAAGGCCAGCCTCAAGGTAGCCAAAGCTCTTGGCCATTACATGAAGGAGTACAAGCCTGATGTTATCGTTCATATTGGTGATGCTAACGACGCTGGTTCCTTATCTTCTTATGATAAAGGTAAGGCAAACATCGAGGGCAAAAGGTTGGCTAAAGAGATGGCTTTTAGTCGAGTGTGCTTGGACACTTTCCGTACTGCTTTGGGCGGCCATGATTGTGACCTCTATATGACAGAGGGAAACCATGACGGTGCCCGAGTCAGCCGCATGTATGATGATGAACCGTCTATGCACGGCGTACTAGGAGATGATATATGGGGTTACGAAGAGGCAGGTTGGTACACACTACCGTTCTTGCAGATTGTGAATCTGAACAATGTGGCGTTCAGTCATTACTTCCAGAACCCAACCAGTGTGATGGGGTCGCCAATCGGCGGGACCATAGACAACTGCCTGAAAAATGTTGGACACAGCTTTGTGCAAGGTCATGTTCAGACACTGAAGTCGGGGATGATGCCCACAGCTACTGGAAAGTTCCGGTGCGGTTTGATTGCGGGTGCGTGTTACACATCGGACCACGGATACAAAGGTGTGCAGGGGAACCGTCACTGGCGTGGTGCTTGTATGCTGGATAATGTAGAGGATGGATACTTTGATCTGTCTACTCTGGGTATCCGTTCCATGATCAAGAACTTTGGGTGATATTATGCCACGTAGAAAGAAGATAAACCTACACAAGACGGCCCTTATACGGGGTCGCAACTATTCTATCCGTCTACTAGAGGATCTGGAAGAATTCAGTGAAGTGTATGGCAGGTGTAATACAACCCTTCATGCCATTGAAATAGAGAGGTCAGTATGGAATGGACAAAACACAGCTGACACTATTGTTCATGAGCTGCTCCACGCTATGGTACATGAGTCGGGATTACGGGCCGTCAAAAAGTGGGATGAAGAAACTGTGGTCAGTTTACTTTCTCCGGTACTTACTTGCTTCTTGGCTGATAACCCAGATCTGGTTCGGAACATAGTTAAAATTCACAAACAGGGCAAGGAGGAAGTATATGACCGCCCAGCGACTTAATGCAGGTAAGCCCCGGTTGGATCTGATTGAATCTGCCTACCTTAACGGGACAGGCAGGGTCTTAGGATTCGGAGCTGAGAAGTACGGTGAAGGTAATTGGAAGCTAAGCTGCAATACATCTTCACATGACAAGTTCGTCAACGGTTGTTACGCCAGTATGATGCGTCACTTGTTGGCAGCTAAGGATGGGGAGGTGTTAGACCCTGAATCAGGTCTGCCTCATATGTATCACGTGTCGTGTAACGCTATGTTCATAGATTACTACAACACCTACAAGGGAGAATACGTTGCGCCTAGCGAAGAAGCCTGAAGGAATGCCGGTAGGGTTCTATAATCACCTGTCTAAGCTGTATGATGACAGAGATATAGATGCTATTTGGGCAGCCAACAAAGAGTACCGTGACTGGGTGGATATAACTCTGTTGAAGCAGATCTCGTCTGATCTCAGTAATGAGCACTTTGTAGCTGTAAATATCCTAAAGAGTATCCGTCATACTCTGACAGGTAAGTCTATGTTCGATGAACTAATTGAACTAATTAAAACCAAAAGGAACGATGATGATGAAATCACAGATGAAGTTTAATGGGATTGTGTTGGGAGCTATTGTATTGATTGCTGTCATTGCAACAGCTGTAGCTCAAGAAGGTACGATACCAAGAGTTCATAATCCAAACCTTGATATGTTTATATATGAGGGGAATGTGTGTGTCGAAGAGATTATCGACGGCGTGGCACACGGCACCTGTGCAGATGCGTATGATGTATTGGAAGCTATGGTTAAACATGGCATCGAAGTAGCTTTCCGTCGTCCAATTCCGGACGATGCTATCTAAAACCAAAGGCCCCTCCTACCCGAGGGGCCACTGGCTATCCTACCTAAGTGTCGGCGCTCTGCCTGACCTGCTTCCGAACCAGTACATGACCGCAGTTGTAGTCAAATAGGTCCATGATACTATGAGGTGTCGGAACAACTCCCTCCAATACTCACCATCTAGGTTATCGTCTTGAAGTTCCCATAGTACGAAGGTCATATCTGATAACAGATACACCAACCAACCGGTAATCAGGGGTCTCACCATACCTCGTATGGCGTCGATCAACCAGTTTCCGTATGTGGCCCTGTCACTCTCGTGAGCTGCCTCAAACGTACGAGCTTGAGCTTTCGCTTCCTCTCTGGTTGTCGCCCCTTGTTCCTGAGCCTGTATAGCCTGCCGTTCCTGTTGTGCATGGAACTTCTTGGCCTCTAGCTCAGCCATTCTCAGGGGAATCTGGGCTTCCTGAAGCTTCATCTGGAAGTAGGCAGATGCCACACCCCCGACAGCTCCCGTAATACTCCCGCCTCCCGCTGCTAACAGCGTTTCTAAAATAGCCATGCTATCCTCTCCGTTTAAAATCCTCTATAATAAGACTTTCAATCCTATCGAATCGATCATCCATCTTATCGCTTGATTCTTTCACCATTCGAGCTGCATCTTGGTGACTGATACGGGTCTCCATCTTCAGTTCCAGTGACCGTACCCTGTTAAACAGGGCCACGAAACATGGAATTAATAGGATAGAGATAATCCACATGATGATACGCATAATATCCATCGTAGTCATTATGGCTCTCCGACCAGATCTGCTAACGTATCACCAAGTTCAGTCAACTCTTGAAGTAATATATCTCGCGGCATGTCACTGCCTTCGGTCAAGATATACACTAGCTGTCCTGCACCTGTCACCACCGCCTGAGCAGTGGGGAGCAAGGTTTCATCGGAAGCTGTTGATATGGCGATGGTGGATTCCTCGTAGAACTTAGCCAGAGCAGCCCGAGCTGAACGATACCGCCCCTCTCGGACCAATACCTCAGCACTGCCCTCTGCTTCAGGAGCTAATCTAGCCTGACTTACTACATCTGACCAGTAATGCACCATAAAATCAGGGTGCTCTCCCTTCAACTCCTCATATACTCTCTCACAATACTCACGTAGAGCTTCTAAAATTGAATCTTTCACTGTTATACTCTCTCCACAATTAAGTATGCACGATAGATAGCTGCCTCATTATTGGCAATCGAGTTAGCAAACTGCAAATCTACAGTTTCCACTCCGACAGGTAAATCCACTAAGGCGAAACCTGAATGCTGTTGTCGCTGATCAGTTCCGGTATTCAATGTGCCTCCGTCTAAGTTGGTAATAACTTCACCTACTCCTGCAATGTCCTGCGGTTCTTGGCGATGAGTCATAACAACGTCATTACCAACCAAGAGAGTTCCAACGAAATCACTAGTGGCTACATTCAAACTCCACTCATAAGACCAACTGACCTTATACAACCCCGCCGTAGGAACATCCACATCCACAGACATGGCTGATACCAAGGCTGTACCTTGAGTCCCGACCGGATTGGGAAGTATGGCAGTTTCTTTAAAGGGTCCACGTGTAGACCAATGACCAATGACTATATTACCTGATGCAACCCGATATGCGTAACCTACGTGGCCTGAAGGAACTGTGTATGTGTCGGTCGCGTTGAAAGCTCGACCATCAGTTCGGACAACAAAATTACCACCGGTCATAGAGAACTCTACATCTGCTGTGACAGCAAAGATGCGAGGTACATTGTCATCGTTCGGGGCTAACGCAGCTGACAGATCCACATCCACACCCCATGAGGAGCCTACTACCAGTTCTGGCCGGTCATCATCAGGTAACTGGGCTTCTACGGCAGCCAATCGAGCGACAGCTGCGGCCAAACCTGAGGTATTAGCAGCCGTTGCAGTGGTATTACCGGCAACAGATGCTAATAGAGCCGTAACATCGGCATCCGTATCTGAGATTTCAGTAGCTAGGGCGGCTGCATTGTCTGCAATAGCCTGTGCAAGGGCGGTATCATCATCCGGCAGCTGAGCCTCTACTGCTGCAATTCGGGCTTCAAGAGCTGAATCATTATCAGCTGTATTTAAAGACTCATACGGGTACGCTGTCTCAAGACAGAAGACTCGCAGTATGCCTGTATTACTGACATCGTAATTACCACCTAAGTTGGCAGATGCGGCAGGGAATAATGAGAGCCGGTTGTTATCGTTGTCATTATCAAACTCTACCAGATACGTGATTGACTCGCTGTCTTCAGTTGAATCCAGAAGAACAGGTCTTGGTCCGTTCCCTGTAGATAGATGTTCTACTGTTTGAGTGCCGAATCTGAAGTCTGATACATTATTAGCACGACCTAGCCTTAAGAGACCGTAGTTAGTGGAGTTATCTTTCTGAACCCGGAACAGCACCCTAACCTTCTCTCCTTGGAAACTAGGAGGAACAGGGTCGGTGTAGGATTGGAACGTGGAACTAGAGAAATCCTCTAACACTGCCACGGGTACTTGAGTTAAAGTAGTGGGGTATGTAATATCTAACGCCCCATTATTATTTATCCAATCATTGAATGTTGAACGAACCTTAGATAATTCCAGATCAGATACACGATCTTCCAGATCTGTGTCGTCATCTTCAGGGATGGCATCCACGGTAGCCGTAAGAGCAGCTAGAGCTGTATCAAGAGCTGCGATATTACCAGCATTAGTAGATGCCATATTGGCAGCAGCCTCAGCCGCAGCTTGTGCAGCAAGCGCCGCCGCCGCATTATCTGTGATCTCGCTATTCTGCTGGCCCTGCTCTTGGTCTGTCTCTGCTTCTTCAACTTCATCCTCTGCTTCCTCAGCTGCGGCTGTGGCTTCGAGAGCTGCCAGATTAGCCGCATTAGCTTCTATAGCAGCTTGCAGATTAGTCAGATCACTACCGAATTGAGTGTTCACGATGGCGTTAACATCATCTACCGTAACACCCCCGCCACCAAAGCCCCCCTGTGAGGGGGACCCGCCTTTCTTTTTCTTCTTCTTATCTTCTTCTGTGATACCAAACATTAGTTAGTTTCCTCAATAGGGGTAGGAGCTAGTGTAGATAAACCTATGTCACTGACTAGTGCATTGAATCCAGTTGATGGTTCAACACCATTGAGCAGGTTTAGTGTATTAAATTGTGCCGATAGAGTATTACTATTGCTTCGGTTTACCTTGTCAAGGATACCCTTGAGGTCCGCTTTAAAGTTCGGATTGTCAATGAACTCCTCAGCTGCTCGGGATAACCGAAACTCTAATCTTCCTTTCGACGCTGCTGCTTCATCTAACTTCATCATAGGTCCGATGTTAGAGAAGATTGTAGTAGGTGATGGATCATTGGCGATCTTGTTAATGGCTGCTCTGAGGTTATCAAAGGCTGCCTGTTGACTAGGGCCGCTGCCGAAGGATGCACCTGCTACCACTACATTACTAAACAGAGACAGGATGTCTGACGTACCATCTGGGTTGAATGCAGCAGATCCTTTGAATAAGGATGAAGCATTAGCTGACACCTGAAACACACTGTCCCTGAGGGACTGAGATAGCTCCTTAGCAGCTGGCTCAACCAATGGAGCCATACGCTCAGGGTTCTGTTCAATGAACTGCTGTAGTTCAGGACTAGAACCTAAGTGTGTAATCAAACCATTCATCATCTCACGGTGACCACTCGGATCTTGCTGGGCAAACCTTGGCAAGTCACGATCAAGGAAATCTGTGATGGCTCCAAACTCTTCAGGAGTCACACTACCTAGCTCTCCTGTCTGCATGATGGTCAGCATAGACATGGTTGCAGCTTTAGACCGGATATCCGGAGAACCAAACTGGAACAATGTACGCTGAAGATCATCAACTGAACCACTGGCAATGGTTCCTAGTACGTTACTCATCTCTCTTTCTAACTTAGGATGCGCTTCCCAGAAGTTTCTAACGAAAGGATCAGATGATTCTGTCAGCTTGGAGAACTTATCCGTCACACCGAAGATGTTGTCTGCCAACTTAATTTGACTAAGCTGTAAGTCTGTAGCCGCTTGAGATTCAGAGAACCGTACTTCAAGGTCTCGACCCAGAGCTGCTCGCTCATTGGCAATCTTCTTACCTGTGATATTCAAAGCAGCCATGATATGACCCATCTGATCTCTCTTGATATCTCCATTGGCATAAGCGATAGCTTGATTCTTGGCACTGGTGATCATAGACCGTACGTGCTCAAGGTCTGCACTCGTAGCATAAGGATATAGTGTGCTGATCTCAGCGATCTGTGAGGCCGCGAACGCCTCAAGGGATACTATCGTACCAGCAGCAGTTGATCCGCCTTGTGGTGAAGCTAAGGCTTGGTCTAACAGGGCATGAGTGATGCGAGGAATAGATGCTGCAATCCCTGCGGTACGCTCTAGCTCGTTGGCATCACGCTTAGCTGAGTTAAGTTTAGCCTGTGCTTCAAGCTGATCTGTCTGAGCCAAGAGGGCAAAGTCAGGACTAGTAGCTGCGAACTCAAGCATACGCTGATCGTCGTTTAGATCTGCTTGTGGTACGTGGATGCCATTCTGTAACGCCTGATCCCTTCGGAACTGGGCAGTTGTCTCAATGATCTCCCGTCGAGCTGCCTCTTCTTCTTTCAGTTTGTCAGCAAGAGGGCCTGCTAGTTTATCAGCTAGGCCCGCTGCTCCGATGATAGCTTTAGCTTGGGCTGGGTTAGCCGCTATCGCTGTCATCGCCTTACGAGTACGCAGGATCTCTGCTTTCGTAAAGGCATTCCCACCTTTTTGATCGACAACCTGAGTAAGGTATCTGTCGAATTCCCCCACTCCCCTTGTTATCTGATCCTTCGCACGATCATCTAGATCCCTGAATCCTTCAGTCTCTAGACCCGCCTCAATCCTTTGACTTAAGAACTCATTAACCAGATTCCCGTTGGCTGCCGCTGCTGCTGCTTTATCTTGTGCATCAAGTGCGCCTCCCAATGTCTGAACTGCCGCGAGGCCAGAGCCGAAGCCCTGAGTCCCCACGTTCTCATTTCGAGGTGCAGCTAGTTCATTGACTCGAATCTCTGATACGTCCTTACTTAACATTACTGTCTCCGGTCAAGAGGACTACCTGTGTTACGGCCTGCGCCGAACCATGAGTCCATGTTTTCAATAGCCCAATCCCGTTGAGGAGAAGGCGGTAGTTTACGAAGGTCTTTCATCATAGTGTTATATGAAGTCTCTCCTTGTAGTTCCTTATCGGTCATCAGATTTTCGATGATCTCTTTCTGGATAGTAGTACCCTGAGCTTTCAACCGTGTATCAATCTCCTTACGCATACTGCCCATGAAGATTGCATAGTGAACCGGATCTGGATACGCCTGCTTAGCTGCGGCTTGGTATGCACGGAGTCTATCGAAATACTGCTCCTTGCTAAACCGACCACCATTCAGGGCTGTAGTAGCTGCCAAGATAACCTGAGCCTGAGTCTTACCTGCATTACGCAGCTCTCTGCCCTCTGGTTTCTTAGTAATCGTTGACCTGCCTTCCATCTGAGTTTGCAGATTGTAGATTGCTTCCTTCTCTGAAGGCTCTATACCAAACAAACCTTTGGCAAGAGTCTCTGAGAATGCAGCTTCCATGATAGGATCGCCTTGGCTGTTGACCCACTGACCTGTACGGTAAGCAGCTCGGGCAGCCATAGCCTCATCAATCACAGGGAATACCTCAGCTAGATACTGAGCCTGCACTACAAACTTCTCACCTGTATCAAACACAGGGTTCTGCCATAATGCAACAGCTCGTCCTACCGTTCCATGATTCTCGATAAGACGACCTGAAGCTCCCATTAACTCATGTAATGGGGGGGTTTGATTCATCCAAGTCTCGTGTACAAACTCAGCTACGAATCCAATAGGGGTAGATGAATTACCATCACCAAGGTTGAACTCACCGGCTATACCATTCAAAGCTCCGAAGGTTTCTGATACATCGAAGTTACCTTCATCACCCGCCAGCGTTTCAAACGCTGACTCAATGGCCCAACCTGCCATTCCTTCCTCAATAACTTCCATAGTATCAGGATCAATCTCGATCCCTGCATCTACGGCAGCCTCTTCTATTAGATTACTTACAGCTAATCCACCACTACCCCACATCAAAGCATATGATGCACCTATCTTAGCCTTCTCTCGATTAGAGACAGTTGGCATTGACACCTTGTTAAGGAACTTAACGTTAGGGGCCATGAGCTGCAACATTTTTACATTGTGCGACATGAACTGGAAAGGAACCCCAAGTAAACCTTGCTGGAATGCAGCTTTGTTACTTGTACCCATGTTACCTGCCAGTTGCTTGGCTTCAATGGCAATGTCCCGAGCCTCCTGCTCTGTGAATACCTCACGTCCCAGCTTGTTAGCCTGACGATTACGGATCACAGTGTACGCAGAGATAAGGTTGGCTGATTCGCCGCCCCTGAACCCTGACTCAGCTGCTCGTTTGATTGTACCGAAGGATAGCTTCTTACCTACCACGGATTCATTCGCGTATTCAAGGAACTGGTGAGAAGATATGGACTGTAACAGCCCGCTCTCATCAAACTCTTTGAACATTTTACGAGCTTCATCCTCAGGAATACCTCGTCCCTTGGCGTAGGTCTTGATCACTGACTTGAATAGTTCATCATTGATACCCGCTGCCTTGGCTGTAGCTAGGAAAGCTGTATCAGCTCCCCAGCGTCCACTGGCTGCATACTTGGTACCACCATCCACCCCAAGGTATAGGGTAGACGTAGCGGCCTGTAGGGCCAACTGACGTACTGGATGGAACACAATGAACTGAAGGTAGTTCAGGTTCTTGACCTTAGCCACCACATCGAAGTCATTCAAGGTATCGGCCACCAGTGAAAGCCTATCTGTCATCGACGCTGCAATCTTATTCACACGTGAACTAGGATCTTTCTTACGAATATCCACTGACATAGCGGCAAGCTTATCTGCCGTATAGAGTAGAGAATTACGCAGCTTACGAGACAGGGTGTCATCATCCATACCAGAGATTAACTGGATACGTTTGTGCAACCGTTGTGCCTGAGCGAACTCATTCTTACCTTGAGTATCCAGACCAGAAGGTCTTTCCAATCTACCCCAAGGCATCTGACCGTCCTTAACTAGGTGGCCATACGTGACATTCCACTTACTGATAAGATACTGAGCAGTCTCCTTCAGTCCTGACTGACGCGCCATAGCCGTGATATCTTTGGCTACCGCTACCTCAGGGGTCAGAAGGTTCTTCTTGTAGCTGTCATTCAGGAGATGCAGATCCGACCGATGCTTAGCGTGGCCCAGAACTTCTAGGTCCAACATTAGCTCGGCTTCACCTGCTACACTGAACTCGCCCGTATCTGTCTCACGTGTGAAGAACAAGTCGAGACCATCTTGGTCATCCTGTTCACTGATCCACTTGCGTAGAGCAGCTGGATTATTCCCGAACTTCACAACATCAACAACATCTATACCATTGGAGCCAGTCTTACGAGACTTGACTACCCACTTGGCATCAAGATGTGTACCGATATACCCCGGAATCTTAGGAAGAACCTGAGCACTCAGAGGAGATAGGTTACGCTGAGAAGTCACAATGTGTGTGGCAGCTGCGGGTTTACCTGTTTCATCTGTATACTTGATAGGATTGAAGGCAGTGTATACCTCTGTACCTTTATCAACCTTGACTGTCTTACCAGTCTTAGGGTCGTAGGCTGAAGCTGGTCGCTCCTCATCCACTGTACGTTTCAGGTAGCTCGTCTGATCCTTGCTGATCTTGATCTGCTGGAACCCACGAGTCTGTAGATGGTTACGAAGTTCGATGTTACGAAGAGCATGATTGATATCATACACTCTACGAACAGACTTATAAGCTTCGATAGACTTGCGATCACCAGCGAATCGTTGATATAACACATCATCAGCGAACTCAATACCTTCCTCGTTACCTTCTTTCAACACCTGCTCAACATCAAGCTGTCGCTTACGTCCTGCTTCTTTGAAAGGCCGGATAACCTTGGTAAGTATGTCAGTGGTCTGAGCCTGTGACAGCTCGATACCTGTGATGGCATTAGCCACACGTTGATTGAATACTACTGTAGTGTCTAGATTATCAGCGAACCACGTAGGTGCATCTGAGTTCAGGACATTCTCTTTGATAGCAGCGTTGGCTAGATTCGAGCGATACTCTGCTTGGATTACGAAGCCGCCTTCCTCATCCACGGACCTAACCGTAGCAGGAAGATACTCTTGTGCGCCTGCATCATACTTGAGAATCTGCACCTTATCTAATTGGTGACGTTCAAGTTTGTCAGCTACGAAGTCACTAGCTTCCCGAAACGTAGAGAACTCAGGGGCGTCGTCAGGTGTTAATGTATAGTCAGCACGTAAGGTGTTGTCTACTTCATCACGGTAGATTGCCGATTTTGAAATGTGTACATTATCTGAGGCCTTAACCTTGTTCTCTAACGCTTCGGTTGCCACTTTGATCTCATCATCTGATACCAGATTGTGCTGGCTACGGATGCGTGTGATCTCTTCAACTACTTTAGTAACCTCTGGATCTTCAATAACGATGTCAGGACCGCGTAGTATAGGCTCCCCTCTATCATTAAAGACCGTGTAATCCTCTAGGATCTCAGCTCGTGAGGTACCCATAGCTTGGGCAGTCTCACCACTGGCATCCCCTGATGCAGTTCGTACCAACTGATCCGAAGATTCAGGAGCTACTTCAGCTGCAATCTTAAGAGGGTTGTTCTTAACTACACCCTTGGCAAGTTTGACGATCTTAGATCCTATACCTAGGGTAGCCACATTTATGATTGGCTCAATGAATGTAACCATTCGGGCTTCATCATATTCTTTAAGATCACCGACGATACCAGCGAATACTGTGTGTAATCTATCAGCTTCAAACTTGTTATCTGTATTGAATGTACCTTGGATACGGTTGATTACACGCTCTACATCACGTGCTCTGCGAACCTGCTCCTCAGGCTCAAGCTGACCGAATATCTGCCGAGCTTCAAGTAGGGTGTCACCGAGGACCACATGATCCAAGGCACTCACGTCTATTTCAGGAACCACAGCTTGGATAAGAGCAGCAGGGTCGAAGTGACCTGACTTAATCCACCCAGTAGGTAGCAGCTCTGAGGCTATGAACTCTGTTGTACGTTCAGCGTTGTTAACGAACCCACCGCTGTCGAACTGTGCATCAAGGCTGGCCTTAGTGCTGTCAATGATCTCTCGCATTGTATTGGCCCGGATGATCTCCTGACCCACAACACTTGCCCTTCGAGCTGCTCTGATATCTGAGGCGTTCTCTTCTTCAAGGGCCAGCAGAGACATACGGGCTTGTTGTTCAGGCCGCTGTAAGTCTCTGTTGGTCAAGCTTAACTCTTCTAATCGAACCACACGCTCAAGAGGAGTGATCTCTTGATCGTTGGCAATCCTGCGAACCTGTGCTTCGTAAGGGTCAGCTCCCTCAGTTTGGATATTTTCTAATGGAGGAACTTCACCATCCACAGGTTGATCAGCACTCGGATCTAAAGACTCAATATCCACACCTTCAGTAGGGACAGTATCAGACATCGCAGTAAGGACTGCATTACGATCTGCTACTGCCGGAGCTTCAGGCGGAATAGTGGGTGCCGGTAAGGGCACATGAGTATCTGCATGTAGGAAGGGTAGTTCGTTCATAAGTATCCTTGATTAAGAAAATGCTCCGAAGATCTGTCCGGCAATTTGACCTATCCGGTCAGCCGTAGATGCTTGTTGTCCGAATTTCTGAGCTTCTTGTATTTGATCAGTACGTGCTCTGTCTAGATCCTCAAACTGATTTGAGATTCCTAGCTCTGTACTGAGTTGGGTATCTACAGATGCAGCTGCTCCACTGGCAGAGGATGAAACCCCTACTCCCGCTGCTAAAGCCTCAGCTCTGATGGACGCTTGTAGTCTGCGTTCTTCTGCCTTGGCCCTGCGACGAGCCAGATTATTCTGGATACCTCGTCGCTCTCGTTCTAGTTCATTCACTCGGCGGTTAGCTTTAGCCTGACTCCGTGCCTTAGAGTTGGAAAAGAGACCAGCGCCTCCGCTTATTGTGGAACTGAGAATGGCCAGCGTAACTGGATCTGGCATATTGTTCTCCTAAATTGCAGTCTGTACTAAGCCTTCAATGGCCCAGCCAACTATGTGTGAATCACGATGGTCCTGAGAACTCCAACGTAATCGGAACTCTCTGCCTTTACCTCTCACCTTCTGTTTAGATACCAGAAGATCCTCAGCTCTACGAGCCACTGGATTAGTCTCTGATGTCTGTACGTCAGGGAAGAAGTGCCGACGATATCTATAGGTCTCCTGAGGGTTCGTATGTTTACCTCGACCTTCCTGAGTGAACCAGTCCCACTGAGCCTGTAGCAGAGTGGAGCCTTCAATGTTAGCCCTGTAATCCAGCACTGTACCATCATCATCCACTATATTAGGAACCCAGTTGGTAGTAACGTCACGATTAAAAGCTGTCACGTAATTGATATGACTCCATCTCATACCCTCACCCATAATATTATGAGCTGTCAGCATGAACGCCTCTGGTGCAGTTCGCTCTTGTGGCTCCGTAAAGACATCAAGGAAATCTGCAAAGAGAGCATTAGGGTCATGGAAATCTACCCACTGGTTAGGCCCTGTCTCACTGAAGTCAGCTTCAATTCCCCACTCAACGAAGAGATCCGAAGGTACACCTAAGAAATTAAGTGAGGTGATTAGGTATCGGAACCTGTTGTATGTAGGATTAACTACCGTATATGGTAAGACAATCATATCAGAGATAGCAGCACCGAACCCGAAGTCGTATCGGAACCAAGCCTGATGTTGCAGGGACCAAGACAGCATAGGAGTTGCACTCGTATCTGCTGAGCTGGTGTAAACGTTCTTCAATGGAAACACCCATCGTACAACACGACTGTCAGGATCATATGCTCCTACTACTTCTCTATCCTCTCGGATGAGTCCATCATATTCTGATTTGATACTGAGGTGGGTAATGACTTCGGTATGCAGGATGCCTGTTCGCTCATCTGGAAAGATACGGATGATACCTTCTGCTGTACATACATGAACCTCAGTATCCATGACAACCATGGCCTTATGTCCTAAGACTTCAGACTTGGTTAGTCGGCGTACCGAGAAGCTGTCGGGTAAGAAGATACCAGATCGATCATTGCCTCGTACTTCCCATATCCCGTTGTCAGTAGTGACCAGTAAGGATGACTGGAAGACCGCTCCTTGCAGATGTGTGCCACTGTCCGTGACTACAACATAGCCCCCGTCAGTAGCTACGATGGCATTGTCATCCGCATCTGTGGGAGAGTTAGCTGCATAACACAGACTCTCTCTAGCGATGTCAATATCCTCTCGGCCATGACTGGACTCAGGGATCAGCTGGGAGAAGTAAAGCCGGTTGTGCTCATCTCCGAACTGCCAGAGTCTACCTGCGTACCATGCGCCAGATGTAGGTCGTCTACCTGCCCGATAGTCATATCCCTCTGCGGTTGCCACCTTGTGAGGTGTGTATACAGGGGCTGGGTGCATGTAGAGACTCAGTAATCTGAACGGGAAATACTCAGCATACGACTCATTAGAGACTCGGAACCGCATTCCTCTGCCATCATCAGTGATACTTACCACGTCAAACACACCAGACACGCCACCTACGAACTCAACAGGTGCGCCATCTTGGGCAACCTGAAAGGTCATGTGGTGTACGAATGCAGCTAGATCTTCGACAGGTCGTCCTATACTATGTACGAACGGCTCATCAAACTCTACGTCTACGAATATTGAATTACCAATAGGGGCTGCGGTAACTCTACCTTCCACCTTAATGGGGATAGGTTGTAGTGTACCAGCTGAAGTGAAATCACTATGCCCTATACGAGCACCCTTGGTAGGTTCAGATCGACGTTGCCTAGCTTCAAGTAACTGATGGGTACTGAATATGTCACGACCATCCTCATGGAGTAAACGTCCATCGAGATACCGATCCATGAATGCAGGGTAACGACCCGGCTGATCAAGATAGGTGATGGTTGAATTGTTCCACAAGCCAGTCTCTACCGTGTAGTTATCATCTGACTCATCCGCAAATCTGGCCAGATCTCGTCCGGGCCAGCCTTGGTTAGACAGATTATAAGCTCGTCGGTTATCCAGATCCTCATGAATTGAATCGATGAAGCTGGAATCAAGAACAGGTACGCCGTTGTAACCGGTGAGGTTGGAGTTCCGGCGGGGACGGGTGTACAGATCTGTCGCCTCATCAATACCTTGGAAGTCTCTGATCCATGTGCCTACAGGTATGAACCGTAAGGTACGCAGCACAGGGTCAACCAGATCTACTCGGATAGTTCCTGTGAATCTGTTGAATATATATAAAGACCCATTACCTTCTGTGTATACGCTCGGATGTTGTGAGCTGAAGGCAGGTACTCGTCTGTCAGTATCTCCATCAGAATTGTATGTACCCCACAGTTCCAATCGAAGCTGTTGACGTAAAGGAAAGTCCGCGATGTGGCTAGGGTTTTCATGATCTAACCAATAGAACTTAATAGTTCCTGCAACTTCTTCCACTGTGATGGAGATATTCTCTTCACGACCGGGAGTCATCCACAAGTGGGAAGACACTGCTTCACCTCTATCTAGATTTCTGTGTAATGACCTGTCGGCTCTCTCCTCTATGACAGGACGCCTGCGTCTGCGGGTACCATCATGTAGAAGTTCGTAATTGCTCTCAGCCAGATTACTATGCTCGATATTGCTGAGTTCATTGCCCTCAGTAATTAAGCCTCGGGCAGAGGCGGTAAAGCGTTGGTTAACTGGACTGACTGGCATTTACTTTCCCTCGTTATAAGCATCCACTGCCGTACTTAATCGGCTAAGATCTGTCCACAAGCCACGAAATTCAGAAGGAGGAGTTCCACCTGCTGAGTTCACAACTCGCAAGAGACCACCGGGAATTCTGTCGATCCGCAGGGTGGTAGGTTTAGGCTTTCGCTTTCTAGGAGCGGCGGCTGCGTCTGCCGAAGTTGCTGGTTTGTCTTCCGAAGTTTTGGGGTCTTGGGCCATTGTCTAATCCATCGTTGATTGAACCGAGGTGGCGGTTACGATGCTCTGATCGCTGACGCTTCTCTCGTTCTAGTGGGTTCGCCATCTGCTTATTCTCTAAGAAGGATAGCTCTTTAATCTGCTGTAGGTACTGAGGGAAATACTTCTCAGGTAATGCAGGTATGTGGTCGTCTTCGATTGCGAATGGTGGAATCACATAGCCTAATGCCGATGACGCATCATTGTGTAGCGTGTCGTCAACTGAACGATCAATGGCGTCGAATGTGATATAGCAATCATCGAAGGTAGTCCAGCACCGAGGATATGTATCGCTGCGATAAGGGACTTGAATATTGTCGGGTAAGATATTCATACCAACAGTGTCTTTGGATGTATCCAACTCCCACTGCCGATCATAGAATAAATCTTTCTCAAGGAACTCTACTGGCTCCATGATCTTTCTACCATTCTGGATACGCATATATCGCAGGTTACTAATATCTGTACAGCCTGCGGGTATCTTCATCATGGCTCGTTGATCTACGTTCTGAATCCCATCAAGCTGTATCAGCTTTTGGAATGCAGGTATATCCATATAGGTGGCCATCTCGTAGTAGACTTCGCGGCACACCATAGCGATCTGTTCGGATTCGATTGTGTCTCCGATACTGTCCACAGCATCACTGTCCATAGACGACAATGTGGATTGAACTAATTCTCGTACTGTCATCTTGGCTGACATATCTACTCCTAATAAAAGAAAGGGAGAGCCGAAGCCCTCCCGATCAGGTTACTCCTTAGGGAGCTGGAACTACTCGTGGCTTCTCTAATACACCGTCTTCACCGCCATCAGTTGCCGTCTGGAGGAAAGTCAAGTATACAGTTGCCACTTCAGGGGCACCGTTACCTGCGGTAGGGCCAAGACCTGAGAAGATGAACTGGCTGCAACGACCGATTTGGATATCAAGATCGCGCTGTACAGTCCATGCTTTACCGGCCAAGGGGCCTACATATACGTTGCCGGGTCCACCGTTCACTTCGTCTTGGACACCCAAGGACAAAGCTGCAACACCAGTGGAGCTATAAGCGAACACATCAAGCAAGAGAGAGCCTTCAGGTAACGCATTCTGCGTATCATTCAAAGGATCAAAGACTTGCTCAGTCTGTACGCTGGCATCCAATTGAATCTCTACCGTGCGGATGAGATCCTGATTGCCGTGATGGGAAGCGGATGCTTTGTTTCGCAGGCGTGGGCCATACGAAGTAGCACCTTGCTCTCCATTCGCTTGTGTAATTACTACATTCTGTGTACCAGAACTCATTGTCTACTCCTTAGTAGTTAACGCAAGAAGTTGGTACAGTAACCAACGACTGTGGACGCTGCATACCGAAGCCGTAGCGAGAAGTCAAGTAATACTCATCACGGCGCTTAGGCACGTCACGGTTGTACTCAACCTTAGGCTGGCGTCTCCATGCAGACATGAAAGGTGTGGTCATGTCGTCAGTGACGTTCATGAATAGAGTGGCTACTGCATCATCTACAGTAACAGCACCAGATTGACCACGAGGAGCTACACCACCGTCTGCAACTACGTCGATAGTTTCAGTGTCGATGCGGGGTAGTCGATCACTCATGTATACGTCGATGCCGTAGATGTTCTTTAAGAACTTAAGGTTCTTAGAGAAACCAGACTCAACGATACCCTCGAAGTGAGGGTTGTTAGATACGTTAGTGATGTTGGTTAGACCGTTGATGGTCAGCTCAACGATAGGATCTACGATAGCGATCATACCACTGTCAGGCGTCTTAGCCTTAAGCATTGCAGTACGGGCGTATGCGAAATCCATCAAGGTTAGTTCACCAGCTGCACCAGAGGCACAATAACGGTGAGCGAACTTATTGATAATGTTGGCATCACCCAGCGCTTGATGTTTCTCACCAGTGCTAAGCATATCAGTTTCGTACACTTCCTTCAAAGAATGAAGGGCTTTCATTGGGAAAGCTGAATCGAACTGGCTGATGTAATACGAATCTTCACGTAGTTCATCAGTGATGTATGCGCCACCACCAGTGTGCTCGGTGATCTCCATACGGATACGACCAGTATCAATAGTGTCAATCGGAGTGTCTTGATCTTCAATGACATCCTTGATAACCACTTCACCGAAGGTCGGGATGTTTAGTACCGTGCCATCAGGGAAGTCAGATACATCACGTGTGATGCCTTCGGGCAAGAAGCCCATCATCAGTTCATCTAAGATGACCTGTGAATATACACTCTCGCGGATCAACGCTTGAGTTGTATGAGTTGTATTACCAGACATTTACTGTCTCCTAAGTTTGTGAATCTATAAGTTGTTTAATGTATGCTCCTCGCTCTTTGGTGTTCATCTTAGAGATGGCTCGCCGTTCGGGAGCACGTTCTGGATTGAAGCCAGTTCCGAGGTTCGAGTTGGAAGTATCCGGTTTAACTTCCTCTTCCTTCTTAGGAATGAATAATTCCGCGAAGACCTGAGGGTTATTCTCTGCCATTTCATTGAGAGAGTCAACCGTCATTCCGCGTTTGTATGCTTGTTCAACTACCACTTTATCGTAGTCATCTCCGATAGCTGCCTTAGCGGCTGCCATAGAGTTGGCCAGATTGGTGGCACGTTTCTGCTTTAACGCTTCTTCTTTGAGCTTGTCACCTACTGCGCCTACCACTTCGTCAATACTAATCTCCTTTCCCGGAGAAGTTTCTTGGGTCGGTGTTTCAACAGGGGCTTTCAAACTTTCAATCATCGTGGTGATCTCTGCTCGGGACATAGCCGCGTCCGTAGACTGGGCTTGCTTCTCTAGCAACTCGATGAGTCGTTCATCACGAACTTGTGCTTCCTTCTTCAAAGTCTCGATGAACTGATCTTGATGATCGAGCTTCTTCTGAATTTCAGCTGGTAACTCATTTGTCGATGAGTCGCCGTTAGGTGCAGTGGTCTGGTCGCCTTCTGCTGGTTTCGGTTCCTGATTGTCGTCAGTGCCAAATGCCATGTTTTATATTCCTTGGGTTGGGTCAGCTTGCTGGGCTGCTATTGCATTGGGGTCATTCTCGATTGAGCGTTCCAGTACAGACTGAGCAGCTGCCAGCAATTGCTGTGCCTCTGTCTCTTCAGTGATACGAACGTTAGGTTCATATATACCTTCGACTCCACCTAGACCCAATAAGTCATTCCACGACTTAGCGATCATCTTCGCTGAGAGGTGGCGTTTAACCTGTTCATCACCTGCGGTCGCAATCATGAACTGGCTTAGTTCCTGTACAAGCTGAGCTTGCAAGGCGTAATGACGAGCACCGGTAGCTACCAGCCCTCCGTCGGATTGGAGATCAGCTGCACTCACATCTTGGAATACACGCTCTCCAATATCATCATCAGTCACTTCAACTGGAAGCGCTGAGTCTAATCGTTGCTGGGCAAGAGCCAGTTCCGCATTAGCCGAGGGGATGAGGATGTCGTCCTCGAAGGCTCGGATCTTACGTTGGAAGAGTCTTCCTGCTGCATTGTTTAACTGAGAGAACTGAAACTTGGTTTGCTCTCCCGGAACTTTGATACCTGCTGCTGCTGCGGGCGCTCCTGCATATTCCTCCATCTTACGTTCTGTAGCTTCGATCTTGAAGTCAGCTTGTAAGATAGTGGGATCTGGATGCAGATAACGAACAGCACCGTTCTCATGAATGTAGTAATTGGTTCCACCATCGTTCCTGTATGTGATATCATCAATACCTTGAAGGACTAGGTCAGGTCTTGACATAGCATCGAAAGCGTCCGCTCTCATGTTCTCAAGGTGGTTGATGTAATACTGCATACCAATAAGATTTTGAAGAGGAGACATACCCAATAGACTATTAGGTCGCGCTCTCCAAGGACTATAGAAGATATCCGGCTTACCCGTAGGTGTCATGATGTCTTCTTCTAATAGTATCCACTTACGATCAATGATCACAATCTTTCTGTTGTTATGCAGAGTGAATGAGTCTTTGTCATAGATACTACCGTGGAAGGTCAGGATCTCAACTTGATCCCCACACCAGTAATGCTGGCGCGTACCAAATCCATAGTGACCTTCATCCAACCAATCAGTATCAAAAGCCCCTATGTTATGTTGAACATAGTGTCGGTAATCTCGGGCTTTGATCAGGACTTCTCTGTATCGATCATCCAATCGCTCATCTGCAATCATCTTAGCAATGTCACCCAGAGTCTTGATACTCTGTACGATCTTGGGCGACTCTGCGAATGACGTAGCCTGCGTATTGAACGCTACCCGGTAAGGGTGAAGCCTTCGTGTGATAGGGCCAGAGTAACCTGTGAACTTAACACCGTTGATAATCTGAGCTGCTTCAGACTGATAACCAGTCTCTACGACAGCTGCCCCAAAGATCATCCAATCCTGTAAGGCTCGGGTCGCCATAGCCTGATGTCCGTAACCATTATGACGACTACGCATGTAGCCCTCGATCTTACGGCGCTTGACCATGTTGTTACTCTCTTCATCCAACGCACGAAACTGTAACCAGTCGTCGTGGGGGAATAGAGCGTGAAGGTAGTTAGCCTCTAGTGTGTCGTACAGCTGGGTCAGCTTAGGTCGATGGGTCTTATGACCATGACCATTGGTGTCATTGCTGGTGGTACTTGTGTCAGTTGCGTAGAGGAACTGTTGTAGTTCTTTAGTTTCCTCGACCCACTTCAACCACTCAGGGGTGGACACGAAGCCTTCATACATATTGGCAATATAACATGCCAACCAATCTTCATCGTTGTGCAGATACTCTGCCTCAACGGTCATTACTTGACCTGTTCCAGTGTCGCTACTCATCGTGATACTCGGCCTCCGAATCTGTTGTGAGCTTGAACCACATTGGTTCTAGATGGTTCCCTCATGATGTTACGTCCTTGCGGGCGTAGACTATTTTCGATAGCTATCGTAACAGCGTCGATCACGTCATCGTGAAGTGGTCTGGGTTTGATTACTTGTTCTTCAAGGACATCCGTGTACCCACCTTGTGTGTGGAATACGATACCTTGTTCATACTTTGGAACGGTGATAGAAGCATGTCTCTCAAACTTACTCATATTACGAGGAGCTGTATGTCCTTCGATGATAAGGGAGTAACCGTACTCTCGTACATAGTCCTTCATACCCTCAGCTACGATACGTCCAGCTGCTTCGACTTCAATGAATACCCGTTTGAATCTCCACTTCTTCCATAGCTCTATGAGCCTGTCACCGTAAACTTTACGCTGGTCTGTCTTGAACATATCAATATCCAACACGTAGTAGAACCCTTCAGCGTCCTGTCCTACAATGGCGATGGCCGTGTAGTCAGCTCGTTTAGCATTCTTGGATGCGGCGTCTGTTGTTGCTACGTCCATAGCTGCCACAATACTGAGGCGCTTACCTTGGTATTCCCAGACTCCATCAATGAAGGCTAGGTGACGTGGGTTCAAGTATTGGAACTTCTCACGATCAAGCCGGTAGTTACCGGGGTCGTTGGGTTCCATGTAATACTGTGCAGCGAAGGCTGTGCCCTCACCGTTGGAGAGATACTCGGCTCGCTTACGGGCTAGGGATTGGATATCCCAACCGTACCACATATCGGTGTCCATACTGTATGTACGTGGCCATAGGAAATTACCGAGACCATTACCGATGTCTTCCACCTTACGCTCGAATACTGTCCAGAGAGGACGTTCCTCAATCAGTTCACCCACATCTGAGTAGATGGGGTAGGTGGCATCTTGCCAGATAGAATACTGATCTGCTAGGTGGTAGCGTGTACCAACTCCGGTCATGAGTGCGTTTGACTTAGCCAGAGAGACAGCCTGTGCTGCCCCCCTGCTTACTTCACCACGACCAATGGATGTGTAGGCGTTCTCCGGAACCACCAGATCGTCATACATGATCTCATCTGGGTGGCGGCCTGTCTTACCGGACTTGATTGTCTTGACTGCAATAGTCTCATCACGGATCTTCCGCTCTCGTCTGAGAGGGTGATCTGTGTTCAACCCAGAGGTTGTCCACTTATCTCGGCGACCTGCTTCTGGTATGAAGTGGTCCGGATACAGAACACGAAAGTTATCACTCTCGAATATGTTCTGCATGAAAGCCATCTGTAGCTTACCGAGATCCTCATCCGCTGTGATGTAGAGGATGGTGTAACAAGGGTCGTTGGCAACCCGCCAAGTCGCATACACCGCTAGGCATACGGACTTGAGGTGGTCACGTGGTATTAGGAATAGATAGTTAGGATCATCAGCTAGGCGGTTAGGATCACCCATCTTAATGAACATATCTTTATGAACTTCACCGAAGGCGTAGTGTGGTAGAACGAACTGGGCATACTCCCAGCACGACTTGGCACATCGTTCTCTCATCATGTCTACGGTGATTTTCATAAGTATCCTATATTATAACAGGGCTAGATAAATAAGGTTGTGTCAGTCCAAAGACTAAAGATGGAGGTGCCTTGAACTGCGTGTGTGCAATTAAGACTGCGAGTTCTAATTCTCCATCAACTACTACATATCCTAGATCTGTCTCAGTTACCTGCGTATGTGCAAGGATGCGAGATAGCCTAAGATCTGTTTCCGTTTCATCTGGTGCCCCAACAAATGCTACATCTGCCAGAGTCGAAGTGTGACCTACTAATATTGACTTTTCCATTATGAACCGTTAGTGATTTTCAGCAATAGATCATTCGATGTAACCACACCTAAATCCTCTTGTACCTCTTGCTTTAATGGATTAGCTATTGTCAGCGGAGTAGATACGGCTGTTCCTGTAGCAACTGCTCCTGTAGTGTCGGACACAGGAGTTACCGTAAGGTCTGTTGGATCGAAAGGATCACGACCTGCTCGGTAAGAGATAGTTGTGTCACCGCGAGGAAGTCCAACAGTATTGGCTGGCAGGTCTGTCATGGTAACTACAAGCTCTGCGTTAGGATCTAATGTCTTCACACCAATCGTATCTGAGATATCATTTAGATCATCAAAGTCCAAAGCAGTACCATCAATAGCTGTCCATGTACCAGATACCACATCAGTTGCAGTAACGAATCGGTCTATGATATGAGGGATTTCAGGAGCTACGTTATCAGCTGTTGACCAATCATTTCGGAATACTACATCCCGGACTACAGTGTTGCCACTAGTTAGTCCTCTCACCTCCATTTCATTAAGTCCTTCAAACCGAGAGAAAATGTTAACACTATTGCCCCAGTTGATATTCTCTTCTCGCAACAGAAGGATATCACCATTCAGCCATACTTCAAACGCACCGTCTGCTACATTGTTATCAGACTGTCCCCTAACACGCATGGTAATAGGAACTACCATACCTTGCTGTACTAGAAACCCAGTAGGTACAACAGTAGCGGGTGATCCGTTCTTTGACCAACTAATCTGTAATTCTTTATTTAAAGACTGTAACCTAACATTCATAGCTGTAGTAAGGTTACGACTCATTTCAATACTGCCAGAAGTACCAAGTGAGTTTGCTGGTTCAGCTCGAAGATGAAATACATAACTTAATTCATATTCAACCTGTACACCAACAGCTGGTAAATCTGTCAGATCTCTTAACTCAAGCTCATCGCCAGATGAAACCTGTCTCATCCAAGTCTCATTGTATAAACCTGGGACCGTTTCCAGAACAGATGAACTTGACTGAAGCGGTGTCAGATCTCTAATCTGATTACCCGGAATCGCTCCAAATTGTGCGAGGATGGACATTACAGAACCTCCTGTAAAATTAGTGTGATAGCCGGGCTTTGTAATTCCAGCTGTGTGCCAGTTCTCAAAATCAATTGAGTGCCTCGCCCAAAAGTAACATCGGCAGGGATATTGAAAGTGGCGGTATTGGCGTCAACTCCGAAGAGGATCGTACCCACAACCGTACCGTTCTGAAGGATCTCAAGATCCGCATTGCCGCTAGTGGCTGGTACAGATGTATGACCGCGATTCGCACCTGTCGCTGTGGAGCCTCCTGTGGCTCTTAATACTGCGGGCTTGGCCATGACATACTTAGCCACTTCCGTGTTGTCAGGTAGCGACCCTTGGAACGAGAAGCCCAGTGGACGGTTAGCCAAGGTAGCTACGTTAGCTTGGTTGTCTGTGACTATTGCTGATAAGGTAGACTGGGCTGACTGAAGCTGGCCGATGGTTGTGTTGATCGTGTCTACGTTGCCAACCAATACTAAGATATCATCCCTGTTGGCCTGAGCCAAAGACGGGTTTAACTGGCCAATCTGGAACTGAACAGATGCTACGTCAGCTGCCAGAGAGTTAGTGATTGTCTGGATGTTAAGGATACCAGCCTGTAAATCAGAGATGTCTGTCTCAGCCGTAGTCAAAGCAGTTGTAGAGTTTGCAAGTTCAGTTTGCAAATCTGTGATCGCTGTCTCGTTCTGGACAGCTAAAGACTGTACAGTTGATAAGGATTGTGTGAGCGCTGTCACGTTTCCTTGTAACTGATTCAGGGTAGTACGTGTGGCTGCCAACAATGACTGAGTAGCTGACAGGTTATCTTGTGTGGTAGTCAGCTCACCTTGCGTAGTAGATAGGTTAGTATCTAGGTCAGTGACATCTGACTTAACTGTGTTGACTTCCCCTAGAAGGAAATCTTGGGTGGCTGTCAGGTTAAGCAGGTTCCCCTGTAGGTCCTGTATGTCCTGCACCAAGGCGATAACGTTAACCCCTGTACCTAGCAATGCCTCGGTAGCTTCGCGTGTCATCAGCGAGCTAGGACTGTCTCCTGTGGTCACGTTTACTATCTCATGACCGTTCATGTCTAGCG